AGATCCGCAGGGATCTTGAATGGTGGGGTCCATATAGACACTAAAAGAGTTGCGAATGCGCCCGATGCGGATGTCCTGATCGAACGTATCATCGCCAGTGTACTCCGTCAGCAGCCGGATGTAACCCTCGCCATAGGTTACCTGATTTTCACAAGCAGTATCGTAAGCCACGTCCGCATCCGACATATACTCAATATGGCGAACGATGCCATCGTAGATCTCAGCTACTTCCACGTCCGCCTTGTCATCGACAGGGATGACCTTGCCGCTTGGGCGATTCTGTCGCTGATCATTCGTTACCTGTCTGACGTGCTGAGGCAACTTGTTGATGGTCAGGCAAGGCCGGGCGTTGATCGTCTGCCCCTGCACCGAACCACGGGTAGCCAGCACATCCGCAGGCCACTGCCACTGGTTGTCAGGCGACCCGGCAAAAAACCGCAAATCGTCCAGCTCGTCTTCGCGGCTTTCGGAATAGGCGGCGATAGCCATCGTCAGACGGCTACGCATCGTGTCCATGACGGTAGCGGGGTCTTTCTTACGAGACCCGCCCCCGCTTGACACGCGGCCTGCCGCAGCTACCCCTGAGTAATCCATCTATTTCTTCTTTGCAGTTTTGGCGGATTCCTTAAACGCCTTGGCGGTCGGCGCGCCAGCAGCACCGGGCTTTTTCATCTTTTCGCCCGAGCCTTCTTTAATGCGCTCGCGCTTGGCGTGGATGTTGGCGTACAACCCAGGTTTCATAGCCATATCAGCACTTCCATCGTTTAAGAGCTGCTTTAGCGCGGTCGCCGTCTTTGGCGTTGGCCGCTACCGCCCCCATTCGCGCGCAAAACGAAGCCTTGCGGCCCTTGTCCGCGTCGGTCTTAGGGCTTGGAGCGGGCGCTTTAAGGTTAGAGCCCGTCTCCCGGTTGTACTTTTCACGCCCTTTAGCAGTCAGCCCCGCGCCCTTAGCGGTAGACAATTTCTCGCCGCGCCCGACTGACAGAGAGACAGACTTTGCCATGTTACTGTCCGTGGATGATAGCAAAGTTGATGGTAATGGCTTCCGACAGCGAACCACCCGTGATGTTACGCACGGTGATGGTGGCCGATCCCGCAGCCAGACCGCTGACCCACACGTTGTACGAACCAGAAGTGCCTCCGTACACATTTAAGACCAGCACGTCTTTGACGCCGATTATTGAATTGGTCAGCGTAAACGTCACGTTTGTCGTAGCCGCCAGCGCGGCGTTGTTCAAGGTAATTTGACCGCAAGACTTGTCTAGCGTCACGCCAGTAGACTTGCTGGTGAGCTGCGTGACCGCTCCCTGAGCGTCGGTCGAGTAGCCAAGCTGACCGCCAGCCAAAACGTAATCAGAACCAATGATGTTCTGATCCTCGAAAGCAACGCCGATTGGTTTGGTGCTGGTGGTCATGGTTACGATCCCATCCATGAGGTTGTAATTCCGCCCGCAGAGTACCCTCTTCTAGGCCCACGGTCAACGTACTCCCGGTGCGCCACCGGGAACGCAAACGTGACAGCTATGGCGTCCGCCGCGTCGGGTGACGCCAACCCCCGCGCCTTCATGTCCTTCTTGCTTTCCAAGAAGATCGTACCCTTGCTGTCCGGCTTCATCATGGGGCCAATCAGGTCGCTCTTGAGGTAGCGGTCCTTGGGCAGGCTGGCCGTTTTGAGCCACGTCCGTAGTTCGCCCCACATCTCCGCTCGCTTGTTGCCCCACATGAGCGGGTTCTTGCTCTTGGACCCGAAGTTGACGCCCCTGATCTTGTACCGTTGCTCCTTGAGCCGGTCCACGACGCCCGCGCCCAACCCGCCTTCGTCCACCACGACCAGCGCGGGCTTGTACTCCTCGATGGCTTCGATCACGCGGCCCACGACTTCCATCGTGTCGTCGCCCCGGTACTTCTTAATAGCGATGATGTCCCGGCCTTGCCGCACGGCGATGACCGTCGAGTCCGCCCCGAACCGCGCGGGGTCCACGCCGATCACGATGGGAGCCGACTGATCCTTCCATTTAACGCGGTCCATCGCCTCGTCAACCAGATGACTGCCAATGAACTGATCGTCCGACGCACTGGGAAACTGACCGTAGACCTCGACGTACGCCTGGTTGCTGTCCGCCCCGTACTCGTCAATGATCTGTTGGTACACCGCCTTGTCCGTTCCTTCGACCGACCGGGCGTCTACAATCTTGTTGCGCCAGAAGTCCCGCTTGCCGTTGAAGCACTCGTAGAAGTACCCGCTGTTGCGGCGCGGGTTGCTAAACGCCATCCAGAACCTGTTGGGCGTGTTCTCCGTAAAGAACCCCGCCGCCACCGACCAGATGCTGTCCTCGATGCCGCTGGCTTCGTCAAACACCAGCATCACGCCTTGGAAGTTGTGTACCCCTGCGTAGGCGTCCGGATTCTCTGCGCTCCACAGCCGTCCCTCCGCGCCCCAGTAGCGCGTGCCCATCTTCAGATCCTTTTCCACGATCTCCGTCAGCCACTTGGCCGGAGCTACGCGGGTGGCGCTGATCTCAAACCAGTGGCTGTTCAAGCTCATGGACAACCACTTGGTTATTTCCGCCCAAGTTACGGACCTGAGCTGCGCTTCCGAGTTGGCCGACACAATGGTGGTGGACCCGATGCGCGTCGATAGCATCCAGATTACCAGCCAAGACACCAGCGCCGACTTGCCGATGCCGCGTCCCGAACTGGTCGCCATCCGCAGCGTGTCAAAGTCAACCTTGCCATTGTTCTGTTCTATATGCTGCGCCAGTTCATGCAGCACCTCGCGCTGCCATTTGCGCGGGCCAGCAAAGTCCTCAAGAGGCGTTCCCTTCTGCCCCCACGGAAACGCGTACAGCACGAACTTTAGCGGGTCGTTCTTCAGCGCGGGCGTCCACAACCGCGCCATCACCTCCATCTCGTCCTGAGCCGAATAGATTGGTGTTTGCACGGTCTGTGTCCTCTATCTGTTCCACGACAGTAAACGCCCCCTCCAGCACCCGTTGTTGGGCCATCTCCAAGGCGTGCTTGACCGAGATGGTCTGGTCGATGTTGATGTCCAACGCCGTCTTGGCCGTCCACCCATGCGCGTGCTTCAAGATCTCCAGCGCTGCCTTGGCGTCGCCCGCTCGCGCTGCCTCGTGCAAGATGCCTGACACTTCCATCTCGCCATCAGCGCGTCCCTTTTGTTCCGCCATCTCCGTCAGCGGATCAAACTCGCAGAGCTGTCGATACTCAGACGGACGCATCCCAGCCGCCAACGCCAGCGTGTCGCCCTTCAGGCCATTACGCGCCGCCCAATAGATTGCGTCAAGCCGCGCCTCAGTTGCCTGAAGCTTGCGCGTGTCGTGTGGGAGCGTGTGCCATGTCATGTAAGACATTTTATATTTAAAAAAAATTGTTTGCAATCCCTCCGTGACCGTGACCGGGCGGCGCAAGGCCCTACCCCCCCCTAGCAACATGACCATGGCAATTGCTACATGGCCTAGGCAATAGCAGCACAAGCAAGGCAATAGCTACATGACCTAGGCAATAGAGCCTGGGGCTTAGGCGTTTTAGGCTAGTAGCAAGCAAGTCAGTTAGCACGTTGTGCGCGCCTAGTGGCGGTATGGCGTTAGGCGTTTTAGGCTATGGACGAGCAATAGCCTAAAACGCCTAATGAGCCCATGCCATGCGCCTGGGTGCGCGGGCGTGATGGGGCTCAAATAGTCAAATAGTCATATAGTCATTTGGATTTCAGTCGCAACTCTGCGCGCGCATGTCACGGCCTACAATTCTATTCTACAATATATATATGTATAATTATAAAGTTCATTAAGTCACATATCCAATCTAGTCTAAATAGCCAAACACCCCGCAATCCCTAGGCAATGCGCGCGCCTAATCACTAGCCTAATGTTAGCCTAAAAATCAGCCTAAAAACTATTTTTGCTAATCTGCAAGAAAATGCTTTACAAGCCTAAATGACGAGAGTAGGGTTAGTCATCGAAACGGCGCAGAGACGCCAAACACGGAGTCGGACAAATGATCGCATATCTTCACGCAAACCATAAGCGCAACGGCGGCGGGTTCACCCTCGCCATTTGCGCTCAGCCTTGCAACGGGCAAGAGTTTCAGGATGCGGAGCGCATCATCGTGGCGGACAAGCGCGCCGCCAAGGCGATTTGCAAGGCGCGCGGAATCAAGCCTTGGAACTTCTGATTGACGCTCTGAAATGCGGGCGCCCACGGGCGCCCCTATTCCAGAGCGCCAATCAGAGCGCCAACACGGAGAACAAGCACATGAAAGCCATCCAAGTTCGCTATTTTGGCCCTACGAACAACCGGGGCTCACGTTTCAAAGCTTTTGTTGCTGGCGGCGCCAGCGTAACGATTCCGTATCATTATGGCGCGTCAACCGACGATAACGCGCGCATGGCGGCGGATGCGTTAATGAACAAGCTTTGTTGGGGGTTTGATATTAGCGGCGCAGGTTCGCTTCCCAACGGCGATTACGTCTTCACACTCGCAGCTTAAAGGAACCCCCGCCATGACGCACAACCCGACCCCCGGCGAGATTGCTTACAATGAAGACGTCCGCCGCCGCCCCACCTATGACAAGGGCGCGCGCCGCCCCACTTGGGCGCAGCTTGACACCCACGCCAAATGGTCATGGGAGCGCGAACCCACCCCTAGAGACTGGGATGTCGCCTATACGGACGTGTCAACCGTGACCGAATATGGTCTGACCCAGAAACTTTCCAACGCCGTCCGCGTCTTCTAATGCGCGTAACGCCCATACGCCCCATCGCTCGCACGGCGCGCACCCTAGCGCGCCGCACCCCGCCCCTCCCGCAACGGAACCTCAACAATGATAGCAATCATCGAAGCCCTACTGACCCTGACATCAATGCTAGTCGTAGGCGCGCTAGTCGCCATGCTGGCGCTATAGATTTGGAGGTCTGACAATGGCAAAGCAAATCCGCACATATGACGACATGAACGGTTTCTACGCCGATCATAAAATCTACCCTCATCTAACCGGGCTGGACCGCTACAGGCGCAACCCCGATCCCGACCGCCGCGCGTATGGTCAAGCCGTCCTGAGCGCCATACGCGCCCTGCAGGCCCGCGAACTCGCCCGCGAACTACCATCGCACCGGTGCCCCTGCGCGTCCGGCGTGTGGGAGAGCGACGGCCAGGCCATCCTGCGCGCCGTGCGCGCTCAAAATCGGAAGGGCTAAGATGATCACCACCACAACCCACCCCGATGCGACGCGCACCGTGACCTACTACGGGCGCCTGCTAGGCCACTACGCCGCCGTTCGCTACAAGCGCACCCATGCCCGCGCGTGGCGCTGCGTGAGCGTCCTGGGCGCGCTGGGCTACGCTAGGAACGAGCGCGACGCGCGCCGCTGGCTCATGGAGATGGTCCCATGAGCGTTGACTATCACTTAGCCCTGTCGGATCATTACAAGGCCGTTAAAGCTAGGCTCAACGGCGGACCACCGCGCGCCCCGGTGGCGATCGCGCCGCCCCCGCCCGAACCGGAACCTGAGCCCGACCCGCCCGAACTGCCCCCGGCGTCGTTCCAGTACACCATGTCCGCCGCCAGGCGCATCGCCCGCGCCGCGCTTGCGCCCCACGGCATGACCTGGACCGAAGCGATGGGTCCAAACCGCACCCTGCCCTACACGAACGCCCGCGCGGACGTGTACAAGGCGCTCCGCAAGCATGGATGGTCGCTGAAGAAAATTGCGATCTTCTGCAACCGCGACCACACCACCATCATGAACGCCCTGCACCCAAAAAAGGACCGTAAAAAATGAGCATTACAGACCAGATCCTATCCAACCGCGAACAGACCCACGGCGCGTTCCGTGAAGTGGCGGGCTACTCGCAGGCAATCAAGCAGCTTATGCGCTCGTCACGCAATTGGACCCGCCTTGACGTCGCCCAGGCGCAGGCGCTGGAAGTCGTCGCCGACAAGGTGGCGCGCATCCTGTGCGGCGACCCGGCGTTTCCCGACCACTGGCAGGACGGCGCTGGCTACTTCGAACTGGTGCTGCGCGACCTGGCGCAGGCGCCCGTCACCATGCCCCGCGCCACCATGCCCGATAGGCCCGACGACGAGCCGCTAGACGCGCCTGCGTTCCTAACGGAGGGCCGGGGATGATCTTGCAGCTAAACCCGACCATGCCATTGACGACCCCGTTAGGGCGGGCGCTGTGTCACTTCCTGATCGACAACGGGGACGAACATCATCTGCTGTGGGTGTGCATCCAGGACGACACGGGCGAGATATGGGTATGGCCTAACACTGAGGTACGCGGGCGCAACAACCCTACGATGGGGCGCAAGCTGACCGCAGAATAATCCTTTACACCATCGCGCTGACGTGCGATGGTTCACCGTCAACCAAGGGGAGACTACAATGGCATTTCAAATCGGCGTAAACGAACACGATGAAGTTGCATACGTCCGCATCCAGATCGCCGCCAAAGCAATCCATGAGGCGGCGCTGCTGGCCTACTATTGCGAAGGCCGCAAGAAGCAAATGTTCCACGACGAGATGGAACGCGAGATTGAAGAGCTGTTAACCTTGTTGGGCGTTGACGACCGCGCGACCGCCTGCGCCGTTGACGATGCGACCGAAACCTACCAGTATCAGATCGAGAATTTACGGGCGGCTCTGCGCGTTATTGAAGACACACCGCCCCGCGAGATTGAGAGCGCATGGTCCGTCGCGACCCGCGCGCTGCGCGAAGATGATGAACATGCGGCGCTTGCCGCTAAACAGATCCGGTGAGAGCCGGATCGTCGGGGCACCCGCCCCGGCGCGTCAGACAGGCGTCTGACGGCCTAGTCCTAGTGTTTGTTCGACACGCCCACTTGCCCCCGGTCGCTCACGCAACCGGGGGTCTTTCGTTCAGGGCTTCTTGCCGGGGAAATCGCGCACGTTACTCTCCGCGCTGGCGACAGGCTCTAGCAAGTTTCGCAG